TTTCTTTATGTATTCTGCACAAACGTTTTTCGCCCATACGTAGTACTTGTCAAACACGAGGTTCTGGGTTTGGAGTTTGACGAGAGGTGTCGTGTTGGGGTTCGCCAGTATTTTTCTGACTGACCGTTGTTGGTCGGGAGTCAAGTGGAGCGCCTGGGCAACCACCATCGAGATAAGCAGAAAGACGTAGATTTGGAAAAACATGATTGATTGTCAGGAAAGGAATTGATTGATTGGAAAGATTGTCTTTCCCATCAATTAGAATCAATTTTTATTCGGGTTCAAGTTTTGTTTTGTTTTGTTTTGGTCGAGGTATCTTGGTCGAGGTATCTTGGTCGAGGTATCTTAGCCCAAGGAATCGAGATCGTCTTCTTCATTCTCGCTATGGTACGTGGATACTTCGGACAATTGGTCCTCTTCCAAATGAACGACCTCTTCTTCGTCGTCGGAACTCGAATCGACATCGTCTTGCTCTTGTTCTTGCTCTTCTACCGGAATTGGCAAAGGCAAAGGCAAAGGCTCCGGCATAGAATAGTTTCGGCGCGTAGGGGTTCTCACCGCCGGCTGGATAAGATCCCAAAAAGATCCGCGGAATGCATGCAACGATATGTTCACGGCCACATCGCCTTCGTACACATGATTGGACAAAAAGGGGGTCGAGCTGGAAGTAGGTGTCGGATTTCCCACAATGGCCGATTCCATATAATGCTCTTTCCAAGGCGTCGGGTCTGAAAACGAGTATTGGTTTTGCACGGGGGGATACAAAGCGCATCTCGATCCAAACAGGGGATTGACAAACACGAATTTGGCAAAATCTTTCTTTAATGCGCGGTCCGCATATTCGCGCTCCATCAAGTTGAACGAAAAACGCGACAGTAAAAAGTTGGTCAAATACGGCCGAAAAATGCGAAGAATGGTCGATTCGGGAAACCCGCGGGAAAACTTGATGCGCCCCTCCTGGTCATAGGCATACAACATCTCCTGAATGTCTTCCATCAATACTTCCGAATCGGCCGTCTTTACATATTGCTGGATCCCCGCTTTGCGCAATTCGCATTCGCATTCAATGGAAAACCGGTAAATATCGAAATCCAATTCGAAAAACCTGCACAAGAAAAAGGGAACTTTGATATACATGTTTCGCAACGCAAAATAAATGTTGTACAAATCTGCCTTCGTAAAAGGCACATTGTTATAGGGGTTTTTCACCGGCAGAGGGGAATGGAAAAACTGCATGCAGTTCGTAATGGCCGAAGTAATCAAATTCGCCAAATTGGGCAACGTGAAAAAGTAAATGCTTTTCCGTTGCAAGATGCGGAATGTATGGGGATGTGTTTCTTCCAGATCGTTCATGTACAAATCCATCTTTATCTGGATTTTCGCATTCCGCCAGCGCCATAATCGCGACAACCGGGAGAAGGCCGAATAATGCCGTTGTAGTTTCGCAAAGGTTTGGAAAAACACTTCTTTTGCCGGTCCGCGTAAAAACGGACTATGTAACAAACTATAGAGGTACTTGGTTTTTGTAAACGAGGGGTCGTTGGAGCGAACCGCAAAGATCCATAACAAGAGATGGACGATGCGTTTCGTTTCGTCTGGCTCCATCAAAATGTCTTCGCATTGGGCGGCATCCGGATGATAATACATGTAAAAGGGAGTAGCCGTCCGAATCGGTGGCGGCCGGGTTAAAATCGATTGATGGATGAGGTGTGAAAACATGGTATAAATGGATAATATTGGTAGAATTCGTTAGACTAAACCCTCCCTTTGTTTTTATGTAGATTCCGATAAGCATTTGGCGAAAATTGAAGAAGCGCGATCGACAAACAAAAAGAGGCAAATACGCCCAAACATGTTGTTTTTCGAAACGGATTTACCGAAGGATTTGGATTATTTGCAGTTGTGGTATATATTTTGTAATATGGGCAAGGCGATTAGTCCATATTACATTTACGACTTGTTTTACGACCGAAAAAACCGTCTGGTTTTATACGGAATTGAGAATTCTCTCACCGATGTAGAAAATTGTCCATGTGGTCTCATTTATCGAATCGAAAAAGCGGAAAACGAACTACATGTCTATATCATGTATATTGCCACCGAATACAAAAGCAGAAAAACCGGCTACGCCTCCCTCCTCATACGCGAATTCATTCACTACATTCAAGAGAAATACCGCGAAAAATACAACCACCTATCTATTATACTGGACTCGATTGAACCGGCGGTTACGTTCTATGAGCATTATGGCTTCAAATGGACCACCACGGATATGCAATATAATGCCATGTTCCATATTGATGAAACCAACCGCGACGAACACTTTGTTATGGTTTTACGTATCTAGACATGTACTCTTGCAGGATTCGCATGTCCAATGTCCCCATGTTATTTTTCGCAATTTGGTGTTGCAAGGCGGCGTCACTGTTTACAAATAAATACAAGTAGGAATAGGAGGGGAAATCGCGGAATTCAATAATCACCGTATCATCGCGCAGTTCGAACTTGGTCGATTTTTCATCAATATGGTTTGCCACCAACCAATCTCTCTCTTCCCCCTCCTCTATGTCGTCTTTTTCAAAATGGTCAAAATAACTCGAAACAAAACACAACGGGTTCCCATGATATTCCATTTTGATGGCCTGGTATTTTTCACTGTCCTTCGGGTTCTCTTGCAATTCTCGCATGATTTTGTTTCTCTCGGTTTTCGGGTAGGAGTAATCGTACAAGAGTTTCAACACTTCCTTTGTATTCATCGCCTTTCTCCATTCTCCAAATACTTTGGAAAAGTCGTGCCCCAGCAATCTCTTTATTTCCAAATATAAAATGTAATTACTATGTCGAACGGCAAACGACAAGAATTTTTTTAGCATGGCATCGGGGTGGGTTTCTTTGTATTCTAAATACGAATTCAAGTAAATATACAATTTGTACAAAATGAGAAACAAATACATTTTGAGTTTGCCCGCATTATCTCGGGTATCCTGTTTGAATATCCTCTTTACCATTTCCATGGAACGCTCGATTGCATCTATATCAAAGTTGTCATTGTTTGCGTTTTTTTCAATGATTTCGCGAATGACGGAATTGGTTCGGGGAACGGTATATTGCATTTCCATCATTTTCTTCATGATTCGAAACACAAATACCACATCACAACTAAACGTCATTTGAGGAACAAATTTTAGATCGGACGTAATGTTGTAATTGTCCGTTTCGTAGGCAGATACATTATAATACAAGAGCGACGTATTGGGCAAAGAATAGGCTTGACGGATCGTATTGTAATCAAACTCTACGAATTTATTCTTTGCGTTTCGGTAGCAAAATGTACTACCTGGAAGGACAATTAATTTTTGCAAATGTTCTTGCAATAGTTTCATGCTATCAAAAAAGGACTGCAATATAATATTTTTTGAAATGGGCGGGTTATAATGGGTAAGAATCCACTCTACGTCGGTAAACGTGGAGCAATGCCGTAGTTCCATATCGGGGTCTTTTACTAGAATATCATACACTACCATTTTACCCGATGAATGGGGGATTTTCAATCGAAAGACGGTATCTTCGCAATTGTCCTCTTCGTCCTTATGTTCGGAAATGAGGTCTTGCAGTTTTACGTTGAAATCACTGTCTTCCGCAGAATCATTGGTAATTTTGAATTTGAGTTGGGGCGTATCCACAATATCCGTGTATTCGTGTTCATCTAGATACCCGTATTCCAAGTCAATGTTGGTTAATGCGGAATTGATCAACCGTCGGTTCTTTTCGGTACGTTGCGTCTTGGATTTTGATTTTTTGGATCGGGATTTTGATTTTTTGGACCGGGATTTGGATTTTGATTTTTTGGATCGGGATTTTGATTTTGATTTTTTGGATCGGGATTTTGATTTTGATTTTTTGGATCGGGATTTTGATCGGGATTTTGATCGGGATTTTGATTTTGATTTTTTGGATCGGGACTTGGATCGGGATTTGGATGTGGATGGTTCTATCGTAAATTTTATCAAATCCGTGGTTTCTATTTCAAATCCAATGCTTTTTATGTGTTGGAAAATAGAAGCGGGGTGTATATCCCCTCCCGCAGTTTCATTCATGTCTATGTACTATATTTTACATAGACATTATTGTGATATCGATCAAGCCAAATTTTAAACATACGCAATTAATACATCATCCTGTATATATCCATTTAATGTATCAAATTTATAATCTTTATTGATTGTTAATATCGTCTGTTTTATTCTCTCTAAAAAATTAATATTTCCATAGCTGAGTTCGTTCCAAGGAAACGATTCTTTAATTATTCTCAAATCATCAATTAATATTATATTATCTTTTCTTTCAATACTGTTAATTGCGGCTAATTCATCAAATAGAGGACATTTTTTTTTATAATTCTGAATATTGTTATTATCTACATGGGCGTCAAGAAAAAACATTGTTTTATTTTTAAAATTATCATTCATTAAGTACTTTTTCATATTTGTACTATCATCCAAATACAAATTATATTTTCCGGTCATAATTTGTTCTTTAAATATGTCATTACCTAACTCAACCCAATCTCTTCTAATTTCGATACAATATACTTTATCGAAATTACTTGACAATGCCATTTTACTGGATACATTATCTCGTGGATCCCATAATCCAGTTTCAAAATAATTTACACAATTATGTTTTGCTCTTAACTCTTCTAAATCAAATGAGATCGGCATTGTACTATATACTATATTTGTTACATATTTTCAGATTTAAACGCATTTTGTAAGAGGCGTAAAAATACAACAACGGTAATTACGACCTTATTTGGGAAATGGATGGGCCATCTACCTTTATCGATTGCGTTTTGCCCAAAACGGAAACCGCTCGTCCCAATATCCGTTTCCAAAATATGTCTCATCCGGAAAAACGACGGCGTTCTCCCTCACTAGCATGGACCAAATCGACTGATCATGTCGATGATCTTTGAACTCGGGGTGTTCGTCTTCCCTCGTATCATTGATTAAATCGTGATGAGATGCGATCTCATACCATTGGCGAATGGTGTCGATAGAACGCGCCGTTTTCTTGATCATAATCACGTTAGCACTACATTGATACTGAGTATCGTCTTCGGGTTTTGATCCAAAGTGCGAGTATACTTTGCGTTTCGTGTATGTCTTTTCCAAATGCGTTAATTGAAAGGCGATGATTCCAAGAGGGGATGCGTCCAAGATTTCCTTGTATTCTTGGAAACGCTTGAGCCCGCGTGGGTTAATAGTACATCCCGCATCGCAATACACCAAGAAATCCCCCTCGTTGATTCGCCGCAATCTCTCGTAAATAAGATAGGGTTTCCATAACCAATACCCGTATCCGCGCGCATTGGATTGAATAAAATCTCCGTGTTTTCCCCAAAACGTGAAATCGTTCTTAAGGACCATTTCTGTATACCCAAACATCTCATTAAACACCCGGAATTGATTTGCCTCATTCATAATACGGTTAACCTGGTTGTGAAACAGTTTCGTAGGACCACCAAACGTCATGAAATACGTTTTTGGCAATGCTTTCCGTATGTCGCCAGCAATCTCTTCTTCGGTAATTTGGTGTCTGAATACCGGTTGCTGAATCATTTCCAAATACTTGTCTGGATGCGTCATGAGATCGCGGATTCTCTCCATCGCGGCTTCGATCGACGCTGGGTCGAGAGATTTTACATGAATGAATCGGTCGGGATTAAAATACGTTTCCACGTGATCCGATCCCCAATAAATGGGCACAATACCTGCCGCGAACCCCTGTATGATTTTCTCGGTAATATACGTACCGCATTTGGAATTCTCCATCGTAACGATGAATTTGTACTTGGCAATCTCTTGGAAAAAATCCTCGCTCAAGAAATGGGACTCGATCCGCGCAACGTTGTTTCTATACCTTCCCGCGAAATCGACGGGGATGACTTGGTCAAGCCGGTCTAAAAAGACATTTCGGCCTTCTTGGTTGTCGCCATTCGAAATGACCGCCACCACATTTCTCTCGGGCACGCGAATCGGGCGAGGACGAAGACCCCTGATTTCATCCAATGTCAACAAATACAAGGGCATATTTACCGTGTTTCCTTCGGTCGGTTTCCCGCACAAGATACAAGAATACCGGTCGTGGACACGGGAACCGAGAAAACCATTTGAGATCCTCCCTGATTCGCCGGAAAATAGAAAGGTGTATTTCCATGGCTTGGCATAAAGGGCAGTGTCGCCAAACAGGCTTTCCATCAAGAGCTCACTCTCTTCGAAGGATCCGGGGACCACTTGTTCAGAGAATGCAAGAGACAAGATTCGACAAAAATACCCAGTATTCAAGTTTGGCCAAAAAGCGTGAAAGTATACCTTCATTTTTGTATAATTATCTCTCGTGTCTATATGGTTTTTCGCTGGTTAGTTACCTATTTTTGGGGTCCGGATCCGCCAGATCCTAGTCCTAGTCCTAGTCCTTTTACCATTTACGACGAAATCGACCAACAAGAATATGTCTTTCATTCGAGGAGGCCGAGAGCGAGAGAAAATTACATAGGAAGTTATGTCTATTTGGACCCGACCATCGTTCTCGGATCCGTCGTTAGTCCGACCACCTTTTTCCACTACCCGTCTGCCGACCTACACGAATATTTAGTAGGGTACGATATCTTGCCCTTCCCAGAACAGGCAGTCCATATCGTCCAAATCATCGACCCTTATGAACCCGGGTTCGACTCCAATCTAGGCGATGTGTATTTTTACTCCATCCCCATTGTAGTAAAAACACATTGGATTCGACTGGTACAAAGAACGTGGAAGAGGGTGTTTCGCGAACGAATGCGGGTCTTGCAAATACGGAAATCTCTCGCTTCTTGGATCGAAATTGAGAGAACGGGATTGTATCCGGAAGGTGCGAGAACCCTACCCGGCATTCACGGAATGTTAGTATCCAGATTTCAATGAAACGTCATCAAGTACAAGAATTGGTTGACATTCGCCAATATTTCGTCGCGCAAACTCAAGAGATCGGATTCTCTCGCCAGACACTTGTCCATGTGGACCAAATAGTCTCGATACTCGAACATACGACTCTTGAAATCCGTCTTGCTGAGTGTCAGAATCGGTGATTTCTTGTGGATATGGGAGAGTCGGTCGCCCCGTTTCCCCAGCAAGGTCTCG